CGTAGCGGCCGCCCTGCGCCAGCGCGCGCAGCGCCTCGGGATCCGCAGTGCCGCGCTGATCGGTAAAGCGCAAGTTGTCTGGAACGCGGGCCGCCCCGTAGGGCCCGACGCCGCCGGGATAGACGCCGGACACGCGGGTGTCGGTCCACGCCTCCGGCATCCGGGTCGCCTCGATGTCGGCGTGCGTCAGCCCGCGGTTCTCGGCGCGCCACGCGTCGACCGCGCGCTCGGATGGCCGGAAGCCACGGATGTAGCCGGGTGCGAACATGTCGGTCGGCGCGCCGGGGTCGTACTGCGCGAACAGTTCGCCCAGCGCCTCCGGGCTGGCCTGGGACACCGGCACCTCGGGGATCGGAACAGCAACAGCAGCAGCAGGCATGACACGCTCCTAGACGTTGACGCCCAGACGCTCGAACGTCGCATCGATTGAAACCAGCTCGACCACCGGCCGCGCGCCCTGCGCCACCATCACCTGCAGGATCGGCGCGTGCGAGTAGCCGGTGCGGCCGACCGAAACCCAGCCGGTGTTGCGGATGCTTGGCGCGGTGCCGGCGGTCGCCTCCTGATCCCACTTGGCGTCATCCCACAGACCCTGGTCCCACAAATCGGAGACGCCGCTGTCGATGCCGGCCAGCGGCGGGGTCGGCAGCACGACGACGAAGTCGGTGGCGGCGCTGAGCTGCGGCAGGAACGGCTGGCCGGTCGGCGCAATGAACGACGCCCGCGCCTGATGCCAGACCAACTGCGAGGGCTGCGATTGCAGCGCGCCCCAGCCGCCGACCATGGTCGCGACGTAGGGCTGACCGTTGTCGTAGCCGGTGCGGTCGGCCTGCATGATCTGGCCGGTCTGCGTGCCAAAGAACAGCTCGCCGCGCATCATCATGAAGCACGTAGCGTCCCAGCCGGTGAAGCGGCACCACGCGTTGGTGCTGGTGTTGACGACGGCGCAGCGTTGCTGGCCCGGCTTGCCGCCCGGCCATGTCACGAACATGCCGCCGTACTCGTCCCAGCGCTGCATCGTCCACGGCCACTCGCGCTTGTCGATTGCCTCGGCGCGCCACATCGAGCGGATGTTGAACGTGACCGCCGCCAGATCGAGCTGGCCGGCGTCCTTGGAAATCGCAGCGCTGGTCGGGATGATGCCGTCGATCGTCGCGATCAGCAGATCGCCGCCGATGTTGATGTGAGCGTTCATGCCCATCGGGGCCGGCACCTGATAGCGACCCTCTTGCCGCCAGCTCGCGGCGTTGCTGGGGTCACTGCCAGTGAACACCAAAATTTCTCCGAGGTCGGTCACGAAGCAACACTTGTCGTCGGTGCCGTCGCCTGCATCCAAAGACCAAACCGCTCCGAACAGCAGCTTGCCGCCCTTGCTGGCTGCGCCCGACAGCGGGATCATCTCGAGCTGGCCGCCGACCGCGTTGATCGGCAGATACCACGCGTTCATCGAGCTGGCCTCGATGAAGAAGAACCGATTGCGGTACTTCCAGACGTAGACGAGGTTACTGCCGTTCTCGATGTTGGCGTCCGGGTACTTGATCATGTCGACGGTGATCTTGGACGGCTTGCCGGCCGGCGGCATGTAGGCGGCGTCCATCACCTCCCACAGCGAACCGTCAAAGCGCAGCGGCGGGTCGCCGAAATCGTTGACCGCAATCAGCCAGTCGCCGGCAGCGTTTGCCATCTGCGAGGCGGCGTAGTTGCCGGACAGTTGTCCGGCCTTGACGACAGCAGCGACCGGCGAGGTGACCTCGTAGAGCGTGTCGAGCGTGGCGGCGAACATTCGCTGCACGCCGGCGCTGGCGTACTCGAACGACGACACCACCGGAGTGCCGCCCGGCAGCGTCGCCCATGGGATAAAACCAGCCCGCAGCTTGATGCCGCGCGTGGTCGGCACCCAGTTGTCGAGCACCACCGCAGCGCCCGGCTTCATGAAGGCAAGATTGTCGTTGGTGTTCAGCCCGCGGGTCGGCGCGGGGAGCGTGGCCGCCGTGTGCTTCTGGGCGACCTGCTGCGGGACCGGCTGACGCCGGAAGGCAAGATGCGCGCTCATGGTGGTGTCGGGGCTGGCCACGGATAGGCGACCGTGGCGGCGACCGAGATCGGCACGCGCCCGACGATAATCGGCGACGGCTTGTCGTAGCCCATCGCCATCGCCAGCGCGTCACTGTAAGTCCCCATGTCCTCCGCGTAGGGCGAGCCTTTGTGGGCCTTCCATTGCCACGTCATGCCCAATTTCAACAGCCTTTCGCTCAGCACAAAGCGATCATCGTCGGCCGCAAAGGTATCGCCGAACCCGCCGGCGCTCAGCTCCACGCAATTCTTGTCGATGTAGACGAACGACGCGGTCTGGCCGACCGGCATCACCGGCGAGATGTGCATTTGCCCGCCGTAGATCGTCCACTCGCCGCGGCCGTCGGACGCGTCGTTGGTGCGGCGCTTCACCCACTCGTCGGTGTCCGACACGAACCGCATCGGGGTCTGGGTCTGACCTGAGTTCCAGACGTTGGACGTGATCGGCATCCGCAGGTAGTTGTCTGGCAGGTCAAACGCCGTGGCGACGCCGTCGCCGACCAGCGTTGCCCGCACCTTGAGCCGGGTCCAGTCGCGGGTGTCATAGGCGATGCGCCGGGCCATTTCGTTGGCCAGCGCCAGCATCTCCAGCATGGTGCGATTGGCGGTGATCCCGGAGAACACGCTGGCCGGCACGACGACGCCGACCGTCGCGCAGACATCCTTCGTCACCGACAGGATCGTCATCGCTAGACCTTCTGCTGTTGCACGTCGCGAGCCATGCGGGCCAGCGTCTTGCGACCGATCGAGCCGTGCGGCGCGTGTCCGCTGTTGACGGTGATGAAGTCGCGCAGCTGCTCGAGGCTCATGTTGTCAAACGTGAGATCCGCGTCGCCGGGCTGCTTGTCCTCGTCATCGCCGACGCGATCGCGACGCGCCCTGGCGTCCTCCTCGAGGATGGCATTGCGCGCCTTCAGCGCCTCGACCTCTGCCGCCATCATTGCGCTCGGCGCAGCGGCCTTGGCCTCAACGATGTATTCCTGCGCCATGTTTTTCAGCGTACGGCCGTTCTGGCCCAGGTTCTTCAACTCCTGGCCGTCGATCGCAGCGAGCTGCTCGACCGTGTAGATGTTGAGCGCACGCAGCTCAGCGCGGCGCGCCTCGGTCAGGAACGGTGCAACCGCCAGCGGCGTGCCGGCCTTGGTCTGCTGCTGCTCGCCCTTGAATTGCTGGTACTGCCGGCGAAACCGCTCGGCGTAGGTCACCGCGGTTTGCTCGCCGGTCTGCGGATCGTTGCGCCAGTGCGAGAACGCCGTCGCCGGGAACACCGACACGCTGCGCGAACCGGGAAAGCGGATCTCGCAGATCTCCATGTCGTCGTAGATCGGACGACCCTCGGAGGCAGACTTGGCTTCGTTCTTGATGGCGTGGTGACGAAACAGCGCGACGATCACCGCGTCCGGATCTTGCTGCATCATAGCCATAGGCAGTGTTCTCCGTTGCTAACATGAGAAGCCGCCGCCCGGTGGCTGGGAGGCTGCGGAGCGGCGGCTCAGGACGGCAGAGTAAAATTACGCTGCCGGGTTGCTGTCGTAGAAACGCCAGTTGAACTGCGGATTGACCATCGTGAGCTCGCCCATCCACCCTATGAACTGGGCAACCGCGTCCTTATCAATGGGCATCTGCCCATCGCCTTCGAACACGCGATCGAAGTTGCGGTTTGGATGGTAGCGGATGCGCAGGCTGTCGGTGTTCAAGCCGAACGTGGTGTTGGCCGGCATGTTTGATCCAATGCCGCCGTCGAGCACGATCTCGGCCCGCTTGCCGCCGCCGACATACTCGACCGACGAGAAGCCTAGCTTCGCCATCGAAGTCTCGTTGGTCTGGCGCTGGATCGCCACCGCGGCCGCGTCGTAGGCCGCGTAGTGCTCCGGCGACATGATCAACAGATCCGCGTAGTCCTTGCCGCGGCTCTGCTTGGTCATCACGTAGTTCAGCATCGGCCGGATCGTGGTCGCGCTGACTTGCGTGCCCAGGGCGACCGCCATCGATTGCGCGTCATAGGTCTTGGTCTGCCAGATCGTGGCAGTGGCGCGATCGATGCCGCCGTAGATCCCGGTGTTGGTGACGACCGGCACCGCGGTGGCAAGGCCGGTGAGCTGCTTGCCGCCGTTGGCGGTGCCGTCACCGTACAGCGCGGCGTCCATGACGTCTTCGAGCGCGCGCTCTGCCGCGTCGATGTATGCGTCGTAGACATCCATCAGCTGGTTGTCGCCCTCGTTGTTGAGGATCTCCTGCATACTGAGAATGACAGGCACCACGACCATCTTGGGGTCGAAGTAAGCGTCGTTGAACAGATCGATCGCCGGGTTCAGCAGCTGATCGTAGCCGCTGTACCATTGCGCGACCTGCTTGCCGATCTGCAGGGTCTGGCGGATACGCGGACCAGAGTAGGTCTGCCACAAGCCTTTGCGCTTGAGCACTGCAAGCAGCGCGTTGTTGTTGGAGACGAGATCCTGATAGCCCGAGGACCGCGTCTCAAGCGACATCGACAGTATCTGCTGATACTGGGACAGTGGTGCGATATTGGGCATCGTGCCCCTCCATTACGGGTTCAGATTAGACGCCGCCGTTCACACGCCTGATGGCGTCCTGAATGGCTTCGCGTCGACCAATCGGTTTGCCGTCTCGGCGCGGCTTCCCGTTTGAGGGGCCGCTGTCTGGTGCGCCAAAGATCGACTTGTCTGACCGGGTCTGAGCCGGGTTGGATGGGTCACGGGTCTGAGCCGTGTGGGAGGCGGGACGAAGCAGCTCTGCGCGTTGGTATGCCGTTTGAAGGTCAAAACCAAACTGCAGTTCGTGCTCGATCAGGTCCCCCAGTTCGTCAAACCGGGGATGCGCGTCAGCGAACTGATCGACCGCAGACCGGGTGTGAACGAATTGCTGTTGAGTATGCATCTGATGCAGCTGGTTCTTCAAGCCCGATAGCTCCTGATGCAGCGCCCCAATTTGGTGCGACGCCGCCTGCTGGGCGTTGCCCTGCTGGACCTGCTTAAGCTGCTCCGGCGATTGCGACAGCACGTGGTACGCGACGTCGCGCAGCGAGATCCGCTGACCGTCCGGCGTGGTCAGGCCCAGGTTGTTGACGATGACGTCGAGCCCACCGACCAGATCGCTGCGCAGCTTCTGCTCCATACTGACGTAGTTGGTCAGCGCGCGATCGAGCGTGGTGCCGTGCTGCTGCGCCATCTCGTGGAAATGGCGAATGCTGTTCATGGTGTCGTGGTCGCCGCGGTACTTGCGGTAGGCCCCGTCGAACTCCTGCGCCATGCGGTGTACCTCGCCGCGCACGGTCGCCGGCGCGGCGGCCCAGTCGGTCTTGGCCTCGTCGACCCAGCGTGACGGTGGCTCGCGGTAGGGATCGTTGGCCGGTAACGGGGTAGTGGCTGGACGCTGCTGGCCGGGCTGTGCCTGGGTGCCGGGTTGCTGCTGCGCATTCGGTGCCCTGGCGAACCGGCCGCCCTCGCGGTGCACCTCGCGCTGCTGTGGCTGCTGCTGCGGCTTGTCCGGCGGCGTCTCCTCCGGCGGCCGGTTGTGGCCGATCTTGGGCTTGGCCGCGGCCGGCTCGGTCCGGCCGGCCTTGTCGAACGCCTTCTGGATCGCCTCGCGGCGGCTTTCCGGCCGGGCCTTGGCCCCCTTCAGATCCTCGACCGGCGCGGGCGGGGCCTGCGGCCCCAGCGGCTGCGGCGACGACACTGGGTTCTGGTTGATCGGTACTTCGTTACCGGCTGGCGGGGCAACATCAGGCGCGACGAGAACGTCAGACATGGCTGGCTCCTTTGATCCTCTTGATCCTCTTGATCTAAATCAATTCACGGGACGTCTCAGGAACGGCCCGGCTATTCGGCCTTATAGCGGGCCATCGCCTTGCCGATCGCCTCACGGCGCGCCGCCTTCGCCACAGGGCTCGAGCTGGCGCGCTGCTTGGGCTTGAACTTTTCGTTGCCGACCTCGGTCAGCCCGAGCGATCGACCGACCGCGCGGAACGCCGACTTGGACGTGTAGAAGCGGCCGTCGACCTGCTCGGTCGCCGGCATGATGTCGCTGATGATGTGCGGACACGGCAGCGCGGAGCGCGCCGGCGCGATCGTCGGCTTGACGAACCGCCACCGGCCGGGCTCGACCTCGATCAGCTCCCCCATAGGATCCCTATAGCGGTGCTACGACGTACACCACCGGCATGCCGGGCTTGCCGACCACCTTGGTGACCGGCACGCCCCTGCCGTTTGCGGCCTCGGTGACCGGCACGCCGGTCCGCGGCGCGATCGACGTCACATCGACAACAGGCATGCCGCCTGCGGCGACTGTCACAACCGGCATGCCCATGTCGATCTCCTAGCGCTTGCTCTTGCTCTTGGCCTTGCTCTTGTCGCGCTTGCCCTTGCTTGGCTTGCGCGCCGACTTGCCGCTGGCGCGACCGGCGACGGCGGTGAACTCGAACGTCAGCGCCTCCGACAGATCCTCGCCGTTGGCCACCTCGACGTCGACGATCGTGGGCGCGTCCGACACTGGTGTAGCGTCCGATCGCAGCTCGTTGGCCGACACGTAGGTCGTGTCCATGTCCTCGTCGTTGAACACGATCACGCACTCGTCGGTGAAGCCCTCGCCGTGCACGGTCAGCGCAAAGGTTGCTCCCGCGGCCTGGACCGGAGCGCTCTCAGGGTCAATGCTACTGAGTACAACAGGCGCTTCGGTGCCCGGCATGTTGCTGCCGATCGTAGAGCCGGCCGGCTCGTTGATGCTGGCCGAACTGCCCTGCCCGGCGACGGGTGTTGCTCCACGCGTGCTGGCTTGTCCACCCAGCCGCGCCGCTGCCTTGGTGTTCTCGCCATCGCCTTCGATGCCCCGATAAACGTCAGATCCTCGCGGTTCATTGGCGCTGCCGATCTGGCCGAGCTGCGCAGCGCGTGACGGCGGCTCGACATCCGGCGGCTCGTTGATGCTGCCGATCGGAATGTTGGAGCTGGCGATCGAGCGCCGCTCGGCGTCGGTCGGCGGCTCGTTCGGTCCGCGGTTGATGCTGTTGCCGGGCGCGTCCGGGTTGACGCCGCGGTGCCCAGGGTTGCCGGTGACGTCCTCGAGATCGAGCCGGGTGCCCTTGGTTTCCTTGGTGTCGGGTGCCGGCTGGTTGGCCGGGTGCATGCCGGGTGCATCGCCCTCGCGACCGAACTCACGGCGCGCCTTGGTGGCCGGGTTGTTGCTCTTTTCGCGCTCGGCGGTTTCCTTCTTGACGCGCTCCTGCCGCTCGCGGTCTTGCTGTGTCTGGGTCTGCTGTTGAGCCATCTGGCCCTCCTCCTTGGGGGTTGGTAACGAGCTACAACGCGCGAGCGCGGATTATGTCCACGTGAAGGTTCGCGTCGACGGCACCGTCACACCGCCCAGCTTGACGTCGATTGGCCACGTCGTGGCGGTTGGCGCTTTCGGCACGGTCGATGTCAGCGACGTGGCGCTGACATACGTCGTGGTGCGCTCCTGATTGTTGGCCCAGATCCGACACTGCGGCGTGAAGTTGGTGCCCGTGCACGTGATCAGCTGTGTGCCGGTGCCCGACACCGCGGTGGTCGGCGTGATCGAGGCCAGCGCCGGATTGGTAGCCGGCGACATCGACGAGGCATGCTGCGCGTTCGGCGTCGCCGTGTACGAGCCCAGCACCGAGATCGAAGCCGTCGGCGCAGCCGCGACGCTGCCCGGAGCCGTCACCACCACCTCGGTGCCTTTGGCTTCGCCTTCCACGCTCGGAAAGTTGGCGTTGTCGACGCTCGCCGTCTTGGCGGCGACCACGGTCAGCGCCCCGGCCGTGCCGTCGTCAGCCGCCGGCTGCGCCGGCGCGGTCGGTGGCGTGGTGCCGAGAAAGCTGAAGTTGGTCGGCGGCGTCGGATTGGTCGGCGTAACGGTAATCGCGCTCTGAGCCATCAGGCCCTCCTCTGGTTATCGCCACCCTAGCGGGTGCTTTCGATAGAACTCCGACACCGCATCGACCATGCGCTGGTCGACCGGCTGCACACGCGACACGCCTTCCGGCACGCCGCGCATGATGTAGTCCGCGCCGCGCTCGGCGTACTTGCTAATGGGATCATACTGCATCAGTCCGCGATGCGTGTCGCGGGCGATCATATGGAATGGCAGCGGTCCTTGTAGTCCGCCGATGTCGGCCTTGCTCGGCGACATGAACGCGCGCGGGTACGTCGAGTGCAGGCTGTCAGACGTGACGCCCAGCTCCGGTGCCATCTTGGCGATCGTCAAGCCGCCGCTGCCGGTCGGTGCGCGCAATAGGCGCGGATCGGTCATCGCAACACGCACCTCGCCCATGTCGGCAACGCCGCCCATGCGCGCTGGCTTCATGTCGAGCGCCTCGACCAGCGCGCGACGCGCCTTGCCTTTGGCCTGATTGATCCAATCGGGTGCGTCGTCGTGCATCAAGCCGGGGAACGTCTTGTCGGCCTCCTTCACGCGCCGGTTCACGTAGCTGATCGCCCCCTTGGTGGGCTCGCTCTGCCGCGCCACTTGCAGCGCAGCGTCGGCGACCGGGATCGAGCTGTCGCCCGCGCCCTTGCCCATGCTGAGCGGCACAAAGTATGGCGTGCGGCCTTGCTTCAACACCTCAAGCGCCGTGTTGTTGATGCCGGACGCCGCGCCCGGAGCATTGGCAAACGCACGGCGCGCTCCCGGTGGCGCGCCCGCAACCGGCGTGTCGGCGTGATACTGCGGATAGGCAATGCCGCCTTCGCGCGCAACCGGGCGGCCCAGCTTGATGTCGCCGATCTGCGCGACCTCGCCGCCGGTTGCGGTGCGATCGGCGACGCCCAGTACCAGCGACGCTTTCTTCTTTTGCAAATCGGCGATGTCCCAGACCGGCGCTTGTGGCGTGCGCGGGTTCAGAATGTTGAACGCCATCTCGTCCAGATCCTTGCCGCGCAGCCCCGAGAAGCCGTGCCAGTCGGCACCGGACAGATACGGCTTGCTCTGGTCGTACTTGACCAGCCAATTGCCAGCTTCGGTGAACGGGTCGGCAGTCTTCTTGACCAGCTCTCCGGTTTTGGCATTGAACAGCTTGTCGAGATACGGCAGGTGCTTGAGCAGCCGCGTCGACGCCGCCTCAGCGTCGGAGGTCGACGCCGCCAGAATAGGAAGGCCGACAGCAGCAGCCTTCAGGCCGCCCTTGGTCGGGCCGAACACATTCAGCGCCGTCTCGACCATGCCCCAATACGGATCGTTGTTTGCCGCCCGGCTTTCCTCGCTCTCGGTGCGCCCCTCGCCGCTGACCGGACGCACCGCGTTGACGTTGCGCGCCCACCCGGCCTGCATCGGGTTGGTGTCGGGAATTGCCGCGACCGCGCCGGGAGCCTGTGGCTCGGACGGATAGATCCACGGGTCGTTGCGAACGCGCTCGGCGATGAAGCCGCCGAGCCTCGCCAGCGCGCCCGGCTGCTGGACCGGCGGCGCGGGCTCGGGCCACGCGGGCGCGGGCGGCGGGAACGCCGCCGCGGCTGGCGGCGCGTCCTCGGCGAGCTGCCCCATGTACCAGTCGCTCATTGCTGCATCTCGTATCGATCGGGTGCAGCCAGCGCGCCAAGCGTGCCAGCGCCGACCACCCCCGTGCCAGCGACCCCGGCCAGCAGATCCTTGTCCATCCACCGGCTCGGATCGAACTGCGCGAACCGCGACCGAATGTCGGCGGGATTGAACACGATGTAGCTGGTGACGTCCTTGACGCCCGGCGCGCCGGCTTCCATCGGCGCGGTGTTGACGTAGCGGATGCCCGCGTAGCCCTTGTCCTGCCAACTGTCGCGCGCGAGGTCGGTCACGCGCTGCTTGATGTCGTCGCCCGGCGGTGCGCCGTAGTTGTCCAGAAACTTCTCGAGGTCCCGCGGCTTGCCCTCGATCATCGGGCTCTCGCCGGCGACCAGCGCGCGCGACACCGCCCGCGCATCAGGCTCGCGCATGGCGCGGCCCCGCTCCAGATGCGCCTTCAGCAGGTCAGGGTCACGCCTGTACGCCTCCGCCGCCGCCATCTGCTCGATCGCCGCCGTATCGGTCTTGACGTCACGCCACGGCTGCTCGTGGTTCGGCCACGCCCGCTCGTATGGCGGCTGCACCGCCTGCAAGAACGCGCTCTCGTCGGGGATCTTCACCGGAAACACTTGCGGCGTCATCGGTGTTTTGGTGCCGTATGCAATGTGGTTGAAATCGTTTGGCAAGCCAGCAAACGCCTCGGACGCCATCGCAGGATCACGAGCTGCATGCGTCCCCAGCGCGCGGTCGATCGTGTAGCTCTCCGAGATCGGCTGCTCCTTGAACGCCCGGCCCTCGAACTGCCGCCGGGTGCCGTGGTAGGCGTCAGTGGTCAGCCCGCCAAACCGCTCCAGCAACGACTTGGCGATCTTGTCGCGCCAGCCCATCAGCGTGATCCATTGCCACCGGTCGGGTTCATCATCTTGAACTGTTGCGCAGCGCGCTGCTGCTGCGCGCGCTGCGCCATGTCGCTCGAGCGCTGGCTAGCCTGCTGGGCCTGCTGCTGCGCCTTCTGCTGGTTGAGCTGCATGTCCTGCGTCTTCTCCAGAATGTGCGCTTGATGCGCTTCGCGGTTCTGCATCCGCTTCTCGTTCTGGATCAGGATTTTGTGCTGCTCGTCTTGCTCACCGGCCCGCAGCTTCGCGTACTCGATGCGGCGATCATTCTCCAGCTCCCACTGCTTGTGGCGGTCCTTCATGCTCAGCTCGTCGCGGGCGTTCTTCGCCGTCAGCAGGTCGCTTTGCTTCTTGGCCTCCAGCTTCTTGTTCTCGATGCTCTCCATCATCTTCAGCTTTTCGACCTCAGGGTTCTGCGCCGGCTGCTCGCCCTTCTTCTTCATCTGCTCGATCAGCTCCTCGATCGCGCCATCCAGCGATCGACCGGCCCGGAACGGCGCGGTGGCGAACTTCAGCAGCTCGCCGCAGAACGGTGCAGTCTTCGGCTCGCCCTGGATCATCTGCGCCAGCTGCGGCAGCAGCTGACCGAGCACGCCGACGAACTCGGTGCGGCGCTGCTTCTCGGCATTCTCGTCGGCCATGATCGTGCTGTCCGTCTCGATGTCGAGCACGAACGCCTTGGCGCGGTTGTCCTTCAGGAAGTGCAGCACCTGCTCAATGGTCGGCTTCTCGCGGAGCTGGTTGATGGTCTGGATCGCAGCGTCCTGGGCGCGCTGCATCTGCTCCATGGCCTGCTTTGCCATGTCGGGCTGCTGCTGGGCGAGCTGCTGGACCTGCGGATTGCCGGCCAGCTCCTGGGCTTGGTTCTGCTGCGCGGTGAGCTGCTTCTGCACCTCCATGATCTTCTGCTGCACCATGGCCTGGGTCGGCAGCTCGGTCTGCGACATCTCGATGATGGTCACGGCATCGAACTTGTCGAACATGATCTCGACCACGATCTCGACCAGATCGCGCGCGAGGCGCACCATCTCGTTCTGCTTGTCCTTGATGCGCTTGGAGCCGTACTCGCTCTTGAGCTGCTGTGCGCCCAACGTCTCGTCAGGATCGGTCGAGCCGCGCATGATGTCAGCCAGACCCATGATCTGGTAGATGTCCTCAATGACCTGCTTGCGCAGCGCCACCAGCGCCGTGATGGTGGTCGCGATCATGTCGATCGGCAGCCACACAATCACTTCTTTGCTGCCCCCGAACGCCGCCCAGTTTGAGATCGGCACCAGCATGCGGCCCGGCGTGTGCGTCTTAATCGCCGCCTCGACCGCGTCGCCCAGCTCGGCACCGCCGGCCGGATAGAACCCCTTGGCCTCCAGCGCGTCGCTCAGCGCGTGGATCCGCCCGGTCAGCAGGTTGATCTCCTCGAGCTGGTCCCGGTACTGCATGACGTCCGGCACCGGCACCAATGAGCCGCGCTGCACCGTGCCGTAGGCCGGCTTCGGGCATGGGAAGAACGAGCCGAGGTCGAGGTGCGGGTCGTCCTCGTCGAGGATCTTGTCGCTGCCCTTGGCGACCCACAGCACGCGCTTCTCGCCGGCGTGCCAGATCTCCCAGAACTTGGCGCGCTCGCGATTGTCCGCGCCGCCGATCTCTTTGCTGTCCTTGTCGACCTCGTATTCGGCGTCGCGGTAGGCGTCGCCGGAGTACTTGTGAAACCGCTTTCGTGCCTCGCCGCGGGTCAGATACGATGCCGCCGCGACCCACGTCACCTCAGGCCAATTGCGGCTGATGCTGTGCAGGAAGTCGCGCCGGTTCTTGAAATCGATGCAGACCTTTTCATGCTTGTAGCGCCCACCCTTGCCGCTCTCGTATCGACACCACGCGACGCCGCGGCCGATCATTGCGACGTCGTCGCGAACCAGCAGCATCAGGTCGTTGATATGCGTCAGATCGAACGCCACAACTGCGCAGCGCTCTGCTACCTCGCTCGCGGCTTGGTAGACCGGTCGTTTGTCCTTGAACTTTGGCACCACTACGGGTTCGGGTTTCTTGGCGTAAATGCTCGGCTTGATCACCTCGCAGTTCGCCCAAAACATCTGAAACTCTTTGTCGCGCGCCATCCCTGACAGCCGCTCCAGTGACGCGTACTGCTTGTCGATGTTGTCGCAGTGATCGTGCCAGCGCTCGAACGCCTTTTCGCTCTCCTCCAGCATGTTGAGCCACGCCTTCGAACTCTTGGGCTCGACCGCGGGGTTGTACTCGTAGTCGGCGGTGCGGAGATCCTCGTCCTGCGGTTTGTCGGTTTCGGCCATCGGTTTTCCCTCAGTACACCACCAGCGCGACGAGCGCGCCGACCACAGCCAGGAACACCACAAAGATCAGCAGATTGCGATTGAGATCCTTGCGTTCAAAGCGATCCATCACAGCCGGATCCCCCGACGATCGTCCGGCGGCGGCGGGATCCTCCAGCCCTCGACCTTGGGCGGCGTCACGACACGGACGCGCACGCCCTTCCAGGCCAGCGCCAGATAGCGAAACGCGTCGGCCGGGTGCGACGTCCAATCGTGCACGTGCGAGGCGCGGAACGCCTTTTTATCGTCGTCCCACTCCCTGCGATATTGCTCGAGCGCCGCGACGCCAGTCTCCTCGGTACGCGGATGAAACACCGCCATCGGCAGCGTGCGACGCACCGCGTTGATGCCGTCCTGCATGCTGACGTTCGGCACCCGATCGGGATGCAGCCCGAGCGCCCGCATGGTTTCGATGCGGGTGCGGCCGCTGCCCCACTCCTTCACGTTGGCGTCGTGCGGCACGTAGTCGTTGCCGTCGAGCCAGCCGTGCTCGGCCTTCCGCTTCTCGATCACCTCGGCGTAATGGTCGACGCCGACACCACTCGCCGCGTAATGATCCAGCACGATGAGCTGTGCGCCCTGGACCTGAAACCACCAGATGCTGGTATCGTCAGACACCCCCAGGTCCCAAGCACGGTGCACCATCTCGTTGGGCAAGGCTTCGACCGCACAGAGGCGTCCCTCGCGGCGAACGTCGGCCATCTCCTCCGAATAGAAGGCCCCGAGCACCGCGGCCATCCAGTCGCAAAAATACTCCTGAGCATATTGGGCTCGCCCCATGTCGCGGCCGTACAGCGCGCTGTACTCTCTCAAGGCTTCGGCAAGAGCCTCTGCGGTGAGTGCTGCAGTGTCTTCTGCGGTGAGGAGTTCGTAGAACCAGTCGCGTGATTGAGCGGCGTGGGCGGCCATGGCAAAAGCATGATTGCGTCCGCGGGGAGTAGTGATGAACGCCGCCCAGCCCTGGTTCTCCTCGACCATCGGACGGTGGTAGGCCCAGGCTGACGGGTTCGCCAGCGCCCATTCGGAGTAGACAATACCCGCGACGGACGCTCCGACGGTGGTGTTGTAGGTGTCGCTGCCAATGCACTGCCACGTTGATCCGTTGTGGAAACGGATGAACATTTCGGTGTCGTTGGTATTAGCTCGCAGCTCGACGGGGAATGCTTCATCAATGCGCCTCTTGCCAGTGTGTGGATTGATCGCAGTCCAGATCGCCTTGCGCGCCTGTTGAAACTCGGGAAGGCAATGCCAGTAGTTGCCAACCCGATCGACGCACGCCGCGATCGCAGTGTGATGCAGGCAGACATCGTCCTTGCCGGCGCGCCTGTGCCACACCGCCATCGCACGCTTGCCGCCGTTGCGCAGATACTTCCACAGCTCGATCTGGTGCGGCCGCGGCGTCCACGCATTGTTGGGCAACGACACGCGGATCATCGGCGTGGCCCGGCGTCGACGAGCAGCTTGAACATCTCAGCGATGCGCTTGACCGTGTACTCGAGGATCTTGTCGTGCTTGTCGAAATACTTTGTGCCGAACTCTGGATGCACGGCGCGCCAGCGCCTCTCGCGCGGCGCGTCGTCGTTGACGCTGATCTTCCAGCCGCTCAGCGTCGCGCTGTACGCCTTATAGCCGTCGCCGACGTCAGCGCCGCGATGTCCTTCGTCGTGGTCGTCACTCTCCTTCACTTTTTTCCCTCTGTTCATACTGCGTGTTGTTCTCGATCGTCAGCTCCTCGAGGATCTTCTTCAGTAGATACAGCTCGTCGGAAACACCGAACCGCGACGTCTTTTCGAGCCGATCATGCACGCGCCGCAGCACCAACTCCATGCGCTCCAGTTCAGTCATGCCACCCGGCAGCGCGGTCACTTCTTGCCCTCGGTGATGTGTCGCACCGTGATCTCGATCGCGCCCTCGCCGTCAGCGCCGGTCACCGGCTGCGCGGCCTTGCCCCAGCCGCGCTCCAACAGCAGCGCGCTGGCGCTGATGCGCGCCTGCTCTGACGTGCCTTCCTTGGCAATGCCGCCCAGCGTTTTGATACACACGTCAGTGTAACCTCGGGCCAGGGATCGAAGGTCTGGAACTCGTTTAGGACTGGGCATTTAGCGGGGGCACTCCCCTCCTCTTTAGCTCATCGACGTCGTCGCGCAGCCGATCGAGCCTGTCCAAAATAAGATCGAGCGCCTTAACGACGTCGGCGTCAATCTCGTCGACCTTGCTCTGCAGCTCGCGCTGCAGCGTATTGTGGCTTCCGGCGATCAGGGGATCGATTTTGCCGCCCGCCATGGCTGAATGACCCCCGAACGCAGAGAGAGCGCGTATCGGCAAGATACGCGCCCTCCTGAGAGGCAGCAAGCTGTTGAACCGCTTGCTAGTCCTCCACCACCGGGATCGGCGGCACCACCGGCTGGTCGCCGTGATGGATCATGCTCCGCAGCAGCAGCACGCTGCTGGGCGGCACCGTGGCGACGCCGCTGGCGTAGCGAAACGCGGTGCGCGGCGAGGTGCCGAGAAACCGCCCCGCGCCGGCCAGCGTCATGCCGAGCGATTTCACCGCCATCTTGTATTGCCGCGGCGTCATCCGCCGCTCGCGTTGCCAGCTCATCATGGTTGCTCCTTCGTTGTGGTGAGGGCCACCCACTGATCGCCCTCGCGCTTGTGGGTCTGCTTCCAGCCGGCATAGCGCCGGGTGAACTCTGCGATGTCGCGCCTGATCTGCCGGATCTTGGTGTCCTGCTTGTCGAGGTCACGCGTCTTGAATTGATCGAACGTGGTGCTGCTGTGCGTGAACACGCCATCGACGTTGGCGGCCTTGATGTTGTCGAACGTGTCGCGCGTCATGGTCAGCTTGCCGTAGCGATAGCCGCCCTTCACCGTGCGATCGTAGACTTGGTAGTGGTGCACCACCGGGATGATCTCGGCCGCGGCCTCGTCGCGGCTCTCGATCAAGCGCCCCAGCATCGTCGTGAGGTGCGCGATCAGCTCGCCCAACGCAGTGCGATCGACCTCCCACGGCAGCCGCTTGGCACCCCAGCAGCTCGCGGTCTGCCAGCCGTCGCCGGGGCGCTGGTAGCCGTGGTGCGCGATGCTGCCGGCGTTGGCGAAGATCTTGCGCGAGCAGCACTGGCAGGTCATCTCGTGACCGGCGCGCTCGGCCGCGATCTCCTGCTGACGATCGGTCGGGCCGGCATCCTGCTTCTTCACCGCGAGCGGCTTTGCCGCCTTCAACAGCTCGGCGATCGGCAGCAGCGCGGAGAACAGCGCGACACGGCCGGTGTCGTTTTTCTTGA